GGGCCTCGGCTCTGGCTCCCGCGTTAGCGATTGGGAAACGGGCAAAACCTCGCCACCAGCAAGAAAACTGATGGCTATGCCCTCGCTTTTCGCGTGTTCAGGTCACTGGCTCCTGACGGGCGAGGGTCCGATGACCGGACCATCGAATGAGGACGCGCTACGGCTCACCGTCATCCGCAGAATTGCCGCTGGCGAGGTCAGCGACTACGAGCTGTTGAACGCTAATGCGTAACACGCTCGGCGGGCGCATTCGCGCCGCGCGCAAGCACTTCGGCATGACGCAACCAGAGTTCGCGAACGCGGTGGGTGTCGGCGCAGGGACCCGCGTGTCTGAGTGGGAGAACGACCGCACGACTCCACATCACAAGTACCTCGAGGCGATGGCTCGTGTGCTGTCTGGTCAGGGCGAGCGGATCGACATGGGGTGGCTGATCACTGGCACGGGAACGATGCTACGGCGATCCTGACGGCTTGAGCCGGTACGCCTGTGTTGGCCTCATCACACCCCCAAGCGTAGGCCGCGTAACCGTCAGAACGTCGAGCCGGCCCGCATCATCGAGGGCATAGAGCCGGTCGCGCAGTTTCGCGTGACCCCAGCCAGTCAGCTTGCGGAGCTCGCGTGCCGTGAATGCGTTTTCGGGCGCAGCCTCCGCGAGTACCGACGCGAGCTCCGCCAGCAACTCACCTTCGGTCATTTGGGACTCCAGACTGTCGGCCTGTCTGGCTTGTAGAGCAGTGGCCGGATTGCCACGTCTCCATTCCTGACGACGAAGACCACGCCGCCGATATCGGCTAGGCTCTCGATTGCTTTGGAGTGGACCCACTCAGATGAGAGCTGCCACGCCGGACAGGCTATGGCGCGCGTGACACCGCGGTGGTCCGGCCCCGAATCCATATATGTGTGCTTGTGCGATCTGACTGCGATGTCGGGCGGCTCGTCGCCTGACGTTTGGAACGTCGCCCAGATGTCCCATGCGTACAGAGCCGCATAGCTTTTGCGGGTGTGCTCGCGCATGCCCGTCCTACCGTGGTGCCGCACGTCGAAGCTGATGCCGCCAATCTCAGCGCGTAGCCAGCGCCAGGTATGGGAGCCGGTATCAATGTCACGGACGACGGGGCACCCGCGGGCTTCAACCTCCCTAGCCACTGCGCCCTCGAGGCTCCCGCCCTGGCCTACATGGCTCGGGGTGCCGCGTAGGATGTGGATGTAGTCGGGATCGAGCGTCAGGACGCCCTTCGTGAGCACGTCAGCCGCCGCCTCGATATGCAGCCCTTCATCTCTTCCGACGATCTGGCTCGTGTTGTGGTGGTCGCCGTCCACGAGGTCACCAGTGTTCCAGTAGTGCAAGACGGAATCGGGCTCGCCTGCGCGAATCGCTGCAATGTCTGCGATGAATGCCTGGTGTTTACCCCACAGCCAGCTCTGCGCTTTCGATGGTGCGATGTGGTTGCCGTCGTCGTGGTTGACGCCATCGGGATGCATCAGCCCGACCGTCGAGCCGCAATGCTGGTCACCAGATTGCACGATGATATGCGTACTCAGAAGTCAACCTCCGGTTGCGAGCCGCCGATAGTGAGCCATAGAGTCGGGCGACACTGGACGCATACCCAAATCGCCAGTCGGCAACCGCATCTCACAACGGAAGACCCTCCTGTCGTGCCCCTGCTCTCTCGCTATCACGTGGATTGCTTCATGGCTGAACACTGTCGGGTGTAGCCAGTACCGTTCGTCAATAATGATGCCAGCCGGCTCACCGGCCTCGAACACGGTCATGCCATAAGACAGGTATCCGTGTTCACTAATCAACATTCTGGCAGTGCCTAACGGCACAGACAGAGGCTTCGCCAATGGCCCAAGACACCGAGACACATCGCGCCAGATGCCACGGTGTAGCTCGAGTGGCTGCTGTGGGCGGGCACCGATCACGATGATGTCCCCCATTTGCTGATTTGCTAGACCGCCCATCGCGCAAGCGGTGAACGCGAACAGCCAGCGCACCCTCACTGGTCAAGCTCCTCGCGGACGGTGCCGCAGTACTGGCACACGTCCTTCCAACCGTCCATGCGGGTGCCGCACTCTTCGCAATTCCACCGCGGCCTCGCCTTCGCGACGTAGCAGACCACACCCTCGGCTGCGTCCTCGAGGACAGTCGCGACCCGATAACCACGCGGCTCGTACATTCACCCAACGAGCACGTCTAGGTAGAGAGCTTCAACGTCGGGAGGGTCCAGCCATTCATGCGGGGTGTGTTTATTTGTGTCGAGTTTGCAGAAGAAACACCAGCGGTCGCCGGCATCGTTGCTCTGCTGGCAGCGGGGGCAGCTCCACTCGCGGCGAGTCACAAGCCCGCCTGACGTAGATGCAGCAGCCGGCGCAGCCAACCGCGCAGGAACTTGAGCTGATTGCCCCTGCTGATTCGGTAGTAGAAGTCGACGCGCTGCCACGTCATGCCGTCGAAGACCGCGCGCGCTGGCAGGTCATCTACCGCGGCCTGGGTCTGGGGTCCGAACGCACCGTCAACCGTTGCGCCGACCGACCGTTGCAGCAACTTGACCGCGCGGCGTACACCGTGGTTTACCGCAGCGTCGAAGTGGGCGAGCGAGACGGGCCAAGGCAACGCATCGCACCTCGCCTCCGTCCAGTAGTCGCGGTGGTAGATAGCCTCGACCTCTGCTGGTGTGATGCGCTTAACGTCGCGACTGAGCAGCGAAGCCCGCCACGCATCATAGGTCTTCTGGGTGATGCCGAAGTTCGTGGCCCCGCCGCGGTCGTCGGGGTCATTCACGTACCCGCCTTCCGCCTTCAAGATGACGGGCAACGCCTGCTCGAAGCTCATCGGACAGCCGCCACGATCAGCAGCAGCACACCAGCCCCGCCGAGCAGCTTGTCCCTGCGCTCGTGCTGGGCAATAGCCTCCATCGCGCGCTGTGCGCCGGCCCTATACTCGTCACCCTTCGCGTCTGAGAGCTTGCGCAACCGCACTTCAGCCGCCAGCAACGCATCGGTCTGCTCGACACGCTGCCACACGATGCGCAAAGCGTTGTCGTGCAGGCTGTCGCGCTTCACAGCCGATGCGTGGAGCGAGTCGATGACCTGGCCGAGTTGCGTGATTGCCACAAACGCTGCAACCGAGTCGCCCGCCAACTCTTCAGCGCGCTGACGGATCGCGGCGGCGCGTGCGACCGCCTTGCGTCCGACCTCCTGCGCAGCAGCGACCTCGATAGCCGTCGTGGTGCGCAGCGCATCTGTCGTCTCTCTTAGAGCTTGTGTTGCCCTGCGCTCAACCTCGAGGGCATCGCCCATATCAGCCACGATGTCAGCAAGCGCGTCACCGCGCGTCAGATGCTCGAGCGCGGCGGCTTTCGCGATGCCCGCCGAGCACTGAGCAGCCACCGCAAATACCAGAGCGATGAGTGCCAGAGCGCCGAGCGCCTTCGTAGGCACGCTAGTCATAATAGCTCGCTTGGTTGCGCTCGTCCTGCCAACTCTTCGCGCCTGCCCCGCCCATGACTACCGTGGTGACCGCAACAAACGGCGTAGGGTCATCGAAGTAGACCGCGAGCACGGCGGAGAGCACGACGACATAGGGAGCGATTCGCCAGAACCTCGAACCCTTGTGCCACCTGTCGTCGGTCATCGTGGTTCCGTGCGCCGTTCCCTTAGCCCGTCCGTCACCCACCCCTCGAGCCGCACCATCCAGCCCTGGTGTGATTCTTGGGTCGCGGTAATAGCGGCTATGGCTGATGCCTGGTCCGAGTCAGATTTGACCAAAGCCGCGACCGACTGCTTGATATCCAATATGTCGCGCCGCATTCCGTTAAGAGCCCACTTCATCCCGCCAACCACCGCGAGCGCCGGCATCACTAGACCGGCGATGTTGAGTGCGAGCTCTAGTGGGATGTCCATGACTACGCTTTTCCGTTAGGGCGTGAGCAATAAGCGACCCGCAGCCCCATGCCCGCACGTCGCGGAGGCAACGCCGCACGGGACTGACAGTGACCACGGGCCGCGGTCATTCTTGAACATCCACAATGCGCGGCAACTCGCGGTCGATCTCAGCGAGAATCGACTGCACGTGGCGGGCTTCGGCGTGCAGGCGGGGTAGTCGGTACTCGATGGCTGCGAACTTCTCGTCAAGCTCGTTGAGTTGTCCCCACACCGCAGGCTCTTCGACCGCCATGACATCCATGAAGTCCATCCGCAGCTCGGCGGCTTCGCGTCTGATATCCGTCAGCGCGCCCATGAGTTCACGGAACGGCTGTCTGATGCGGTCAGCCAGCGCGTCGAGCGCATTGGCTTTGTCGATGAATTCCTGTGTTCTGGTATGCATTTAGATAGTCACGTCATAGGAATCAGCGTCATAGAGAATCTTTGCCCAGCCGAAGCCGGCGTCAGATGTGCCGCTTGCGCTCGTCAGGTCGGTGTCGACGTAGTAGCCGACACCAGTAGCCACCGTGTGGGCTAAGCCTGTCGTAGTTACAGCCGACCACGCAGACGCACTCGCGGAGTGCGTGTTCGTCGCGATAGTGACACCGACGGAAGACGGCGGCGTTCCACTCGAATACGTGCCATACATCAGCTTTGCCACGCACGTATCACCTGCGTTGACCCGCACACCGTTCGTCTGAAACGAAGTGATGTTCGCGCCTGGTGGCAGCACGACCGGCCCGAAGATGTCAAGGTTGTTCGCAGCGGTGCCGGGATAGATGGAAGCGCCCGAATGCGTCCAGCTCTCAGCTTCAGACGCGGGCATAAACTCGGGCGCCGCGATGGTCAAGGTCTTCGCTACCGTGTCGATGTTCTCGAGTGCAATCGTGATGCCCTTGTGGCGTGTCGCGCCGAGCGCGTCGTTGTACGTCGCGTCGAAGCTGAACTGGCCCGTGACACCCGCGGACACCGTGAGGTTCTTCGTGACCGTGAACACCCGCGTGCCGGCTGACCACGTGCCGGAAGTCCATGACGTGGACGCTGACGCGGTGGTGGTCCCGCCCGCGCCATCGGGATACGAATAAGTGTGGTCGAACGCAGTCATCGACTCGGACAAGTCTTTGCCCGCTATCGTGATGGTGATAGTCGCGCCCGACCGCGTAGCCGTGACGTGGAACGTCGGTGGGATGAACTCGGAATCACCCCGCCTGCGCTTGACCGTCCACAACCTGTCCGACCCGCCATCCTGCGTCACGTCACCGTCACCGTTCTCCGCGATGATCTCGACCCACACCATCTGCCCGATCTGGGCCTTGTGGTCTGCGGCGACATCGGCGTGCGCGGCCTCGAGCTTCAGGCTGCCGTGCTGCCCTGTCAGCGTGAAGTCTTTGGACGAGCTGGTCGGTGCAGTTGGGTCTGATGGCGTGTTCGCTGTCGTGATGCGCCCGTAGCCCCTGGAAAACGCACGGTTGCCCATCCACGTCAGTTGCACGAAGCCGTCATCCTCGAACCCGATCTCAGCGCCCGTCAGCAGCGCATCGCTTTCGTAGCCGTCGTGCGTGACCGTCTCGGACGTGCCGAGTATGTCAGAATACGCCTGCACCCATACCGTGAACTCGCGGCCCTCGAGGTCGTGACATGCCTGGATGCGTGCCAACGCCGCGACTGGCCCCCGTATCGCGTTGTCGGTGTTCGGGTCGCGCCCCACAAAGCGGTCTGACTCAACCGCTATCGGGTCACCTGGCTCGAGCCACGGGTGCGGGATGTTCGAGCGGAAGCGCCAGAGCATCATGCCGTTGCCGAGCGCGGCCACGGTCCTGTCGGCTAGCGTACCGGCTACCGTCGCGTCTTCGATGTACTTGGACACCTCATCCTCGGCGCCTTCCGTGATGTCGACCAACGCACGCCCGAGCTTGGTGATGCCAGCCGAGTGCGTGACCGACTTCGTGCCGGCGTACGCGCCCTTCCCCTCGTCCTTCGTCTGGTCCCAACCGTGCGCGACTTTGTAGCCAGTGACACGTGCGCGCAGCCCGGGCGTCACGCCGAGCATCTTCACCTCTTCCATCGGGAAGAACGCGATAGGACTCTTGCGTGTGAAGAAGTCAACAAACTTGAACCGGCCCTGGCTTTCGATCACCGAGCCGCCAGCTATCCACGCAATGCGGTTGAGTTCGGTGAGCCCTTTGCGTGTCGTGCTGATGGTCTTCGTGACTGTCGTGGATGCGTCCTCCACGCCTGGGCCGATGTAGCGAGCCGCCACACCAATCTGCCCGCTCATCAAGTCGTCATACGTCGCCTTGAGTGTGCTGGTCGTGTAGGTCAGCGGTTGTAACGTCGATGCCGCAATCACCGGGATGTCGCGGTTCGACAGCGCAAGCGGCGAAACGCAGAACAGCTTCACGTCGGGGCCTGCCGCTTCGTAGTCGTCAATCACGAAGTCTGCGCGGTGCAGCCAGTCCTGGCGCGGTAGGTCTGGATGCCCGATCCAGATGCGCAGGTGGAGCTGCCCGACGTGGTACGTGCTGAACAAGTCCTCCACAAACGACCGATAGTCGCGGTTGCCGTTGCGGAGCAGCGATACCTCGAGTTCAGGTATCTCCGACTGCATCGTCAGCGGGTCGACCGCCCAGGTGGTGCCGCCGAAGGTGACCAGCCCATCGACACGCTCAGACCTGACTTCACGCACGCCCATACGGCGCACTGTCGGCGTCTCTGTCGTTGCAGTCGATGGCGTGAGCGTCGTGCGGATGTCGTAGTTCTGCTGCCGCACGAACGCTGACAGGTTGGTGCCGTTGTTCGCGTACTGGTCGTGCGGGCTGGTCGCCGGATCGGCTGAGTTGTCTGCGCCTATCACGTCACCATCGCTGACCGTCGTCCAGCCCTGCACACCGTCATCTATCTGCACGATGAACGTGGTGGACCCTGGCGTGTTGCCCTCAACGACCATCTCGAGGTCGCCGCTGCCAGGCGCCGCGCCCAGGTCAACGTCGGCGGTCGTGAACGTCATGGTGGTTTCTGAGTACGTGTTGCCCTTCAGGCTGAAGTAGGGCACACCGGCAGCCTGGCCCTCGTCCTTGTACAGCGTGCCGCCCGTGTCGAGCTGCTGGTCAGACACGGCGGTGATCTGGCGCCGGCTGACCACGTGCCCGTTGTCCGTGATGTTCGTGTTGCCGGTATCGCATATCCACGAAGCGTTCGACGCCGCCACCCCCTCACCCTTCAACGCCCACACCATCAGCAGCGTCGTCGGCTTGATCGGTGCGCCCGCTTCCCGGGCCGCGAATGTGGTGACTGGCGCCGGACCCACAACCGGCGCGATGTCGCCGGTCTTGAAAATGAACGTGACGTTCGCCTTCGCTGCTCCAGCGGTGACGTACACGACTTGACTGATGGGCACGATGCGCCACACCGTGTCGTCCAGCGCGTTCGACAACGCTGCACCATGCAGCCGGAACATCTGCGCTGCCCACTTCGTGACCTCCTGGCCGGCGCCCGTGTCGTTGTCCAGCCGGATCACAGCGTTGTCTATCTCAATCGTCTCGACATCGGAGCCCGCCCACTCGATGACCGCGCAGTCGATTGTAGCAGAGAGCGGAGGCACGAGTGCAGTGATGTCCGAGCCAGCCGACTCGGTGACAGCTTCGGCGTGGACGGTCGCTGAACCAGTCAGCCGCACGCCGCCCTCTTCCAGCGTCTCGAATCCTGACGTTGAATTCGCCGCGTCCCAATCAGCCTCGATGTCGATGATGTCCTCCGCATCGACTGTCAATACCTCGAGGATGGGCCGCGCCTCTTGCGGATGGCGCTCTAGGCGCTGGCGTAGCGGCTCCGTGAACCCGTGGCGCATGTTACCGCTTCGCCAACTCCAACAGCCGGCGGGCCGCTTCCAGTGTGGTCCGCTCGTCCTCACGCTTTTCCGTTACTTCCTCGACGGGCTGGCGTTCGGTCTTCGCAGCTTCCAGCGAGCGCACCGCAACGTCTGTGTTGGGGTTCGCCGGGAATGTCACAGGGCTGACATCGAACAGCCGCCCGACCTTTTGGATCGTGCGCAGTTCGCGGCCTGTCTCTTCGTTGGTCGTTTCCCATGTGTCCGTTTCGACAGTGAAGCCGAAACTCATCTGATCGACATCGCCGCGGTCAATCGCTTCGCGGAGCGCAGCAGCCGAGTCGGGCAAGTCGATTTCACTGAGCAGGCCACGCTGGTCGACCGACAGGCGTAGCGTGCCCGACTTCGTGCGACCTAGCACGTGGTTGCTGTCGTGGTTCCACAGCGCGCGCACGTCGTCACTCAGCACGTCATCGAACGCGCCGGCTGCAATGCGCTCATCGAACATGCCCAGGTCGTAGACATCACCGAACGTCGCGGCGTGTCCGCGCAGGGTCATGCCATCGTCGGTCGTGTCGGCTCTGAACTCCGCTATAGGCCGATACCGGAACTCGACGCCCTCGGGGATCTTCGTGTTGCTCATCGTTTCGTTCCTCTAGTCTACGGGTGCAGGGCTTGGGTCGCCCAGGAATGCGTGTGGAGGCATCCAGTCCTGGGTCACCACGTCGCCCGTCTGCGTGTCGCCTTGCTCCACGTCCACTTCGCGGTTCACTGTGTTGCCGTCCTCGTCCAGCACGTCCCGCCTCACGAGCTTCCTGAACACCGCGCGCCGCTGCGCTATCGTTAGACTCGTTTTCAGTTCGCCCCACGTGTCAGCGATCTGCTCGGCGCCGAGCTGCTGTAGCTGCCCCCATAGCTCCGTCGACTGCTGACCGTGCAGATAGCACCACCGCCTGCCACGGTACAACACCACCGAGTTGAACTGCGATGGGCTCACGGTGTGCTCACCGCGGTCACTGAATACTGCCTTCGGTACGCGATAGAACATGGTCAGGTCTGGTCGTTGTAGGATGCGGAACTCGAGCGCGCATGGGTGCCGGCGCCTACCCAGCCACCGCGCATACTGAAGAGCGTGTCGCGACGTTTGCCGCCGAACAGCAGCAGCCAGAGTGTGCGTCTCACTGCACAACCAATTTCAGGACCCGTTCCGCATCCTGAGTCACGACTGCGGCTGACGTGCCCGAGCGCAGTTTGATGTACTGCAAGCCGCAGATCGCGAGCCCCGCCAGGTCGATGATGACCATCTTCGACGCGGCTACGCTAATCGTGTACTCGGTGCCGTCATCGCGTAGCACCGGCAGCTTGGTGCCGCCGCGTGTGGACGACGCCATGAAGCTGATGTCGGCAGCAGTCCATGCAGTCGACATCTCGAGCGCGAACAACGTACCCTCTGATAATGTCAGTTCGTTCGACTGCGAAGCCGAGCTTCCGATTGTTGCGGTGTGCAGTGCCATTATAGTGCCCTCATTTGAGCCATTGTTTTTGTGCCGCGGGATGCTTTGACGACCAACCAGTTAAGGCCAGTCGGCGCGTTGCCGTCGCCACCCGCGCCGATGTAGAAGCGCGTCCCGGCCCACGCTGCCGGTAGAGCCCCGCCAGCCGCCGCGGCGGACGACGCCTCAGATCCGGCGTTGATGGACTGGTGGCACTGAATGACGCCTGCTGCGGACAGGGTGGCGCGAAACTCGAAATCATCCCCTGTGGATAGCGCCGCCAAGGTCGCCGCCGTCTCCGCTGAAGTGACCCCATCTTGATACAACACGCGCATGATGTGCGAGTTGTTGATGTACAATTGCAGCAACGGTTTGTCGGTATTTCCGTGTCCAATCTGGAATAGCTTGTTGTTGTTGTCGCCGCCATTGTACCCCACCACATGACCATACACCGTCATCTCCTGCGGCGGGAACGGCCAGTCGAAGTACATCGCGTCTGCGTTGCGCGTGACCGTGCTGGCTACTGTCTGGATGTAGGAAGACGCGAATGGCTGGTCAGTCTCGAACTGGATGCCCCACACATAGAGCCCGCTCGAGCCGTCACCGTTGTAGGCAATGACGCCATCACCTGTACTCAACTCGATGCGTATATCTGGCGAGGCGACGCCGTTCCCGAAGTCCGCCGCCACAGCGATGCGATACCACCCATTCCCGACAGACTCAATGCTCGCGGTGTGGGCCGCGTGCTTTGTGCCCAGAACCCCATTCGACAAATCAAACCACGTGTCCCTGGTGGTGCTCGACTTGTCCAACGTGCGAATCGCCAGCCACGTGCGCTCCCCCGCCTTCGCGAAGAGAGAGACGGTCGAAACCGTGTCATCCGTCAGCGTAGGCGTCCCCCGCCACAACCGATGATCGTCGGCGGCTGTGCTGTCCTCCACGATTTTATCAGCGGTGGACGCACCATCTGGCGCGGCTATGGCGTTTGTGGTGATGCTGCTCCGCGTCTTGCTCCATCCTCCGTTATCCAACTGCTCCGAGTACGTGAACCCATTGGTTCGCGCACCCTCGAGTAGCAGCGTGGGCGTGTCCCTGGTCCCATCAGAATCCGTGTCGACCCATTCGACGCGGGGCACATTTGAGCCGGCAGATTTTAGCACGCCATCCCTCTCGATCAGTGACCCATCTGAGGATCGTGTATGTGTCTCGGCGTTGTCTTCCCACGTCGCCGTTCGACGTGATAGAGTGCCGTGTCGTGTAAGGCTTTCGCCGCCGAAGAATCCAAGGTCCGCTGCATCAGCCATGTCAATTCGGTGCGGGTTCGTGTTCGACCAGTGCCATGCTCACCGTGCGGTCAGTCCACGCATTGTCGTACGGCGCACCGAACACGCCAGGTGGAGACATCGCCAGCCATGCACGCTCGGCCATATCAGTGTCGGGTACGTACCACATCGCGAACCCGCGCCAGAACAGCGAGTGGATGTGATAGCGTGCGTCACTGTACTCCTGCTCGCCTGACAGCCTGACGGTGACCGTCGCGTTGCGCCTCTGCGCTTTACGTGTCGACGCGGCCCACAGCGACGGACTCAGCACCTCGTCATAGACCAACTCGCGCGCCTCATCGTCCCACGGACGCACCGGATTGATGTCCGGCGTCCACGACTTGCCTAGCCATAGCCCGACGATCTGCGGCTTGTAGCCCGAACCACCCGCGTCTATCACCAGCCGCCAGTACTGGCCCACGTGCCCGTTGAATGCGATGACCACCGCGCCTTCCTCGGTACGCACCGGATGACTCGCGTCGAGCTTGTTGCCGTAGAACGTGTTGGTCGGGACGGTCACCGCGAACACTTCCGTGTACGTCGTGAACGCTGACTGGTCCGACTTCCGCAGCCGGATCGTCTTGCCCGCCAGGTTGTGGTTACGGTCGAGGACCAGCGTGTCAGCATACCTCGGGCGGTCGCACGCTACATTGACATACGTCTCGCTGTTCGCTGTCGTAGGCGTCCAGTGGTCGCGTGCCTGACGCCTGGCCGAGCCGACGCGCACGGCTTCCTTGCCGCTCGTCGCCTCTTCCGCAGTCACCGTGTGACCAGTGAACAGCGTGACATCGAAGAACGATTCCGCCAGGAAGCGCGCACTCATCCGACCACCGCCATCGGCACGGGCACGCGCAGGACTTGGCCGAGCTTCTGCTTGCGGTTCTGTCGTACCGTGATGGCGTCAGCCAGCTTCTCACCAGATTGCCCGACGAACGTGATATTGAACACGTTGTCGCCGCCCACCATAGATGCGGTGTCGGCGCGTGACGTGACGTTGGCCGGACCCTGCACCAACTCGGGGCCACGCTCGCCAACAATGCCAATCTGACCGGCACCGATAGTGCCACCGCCATCGAAGAACCCGAACGACTTGCCGATGCCGCCCACGAAGCTCGAGCCCGGGAACATCGCCTGCAAGCCCTTGAAGATGGCGAACTTTACAGCCAGCTTCGCGAGCTGCTTGCTCATGTCCTTCACCATGTCACGAATCGCGAGCTTGCTCGTGAACGCAGCGTCGACAAACGAGTTCGCCATGGCGGCACCGAACTGCCGCAAGTCCTCCGTGAATCCCTTGGTGGCTTCGGCACCCATCTCCGCTGAGTGCTTCAAGTCATTGAAGACGTGTATAGGCATGTCCCTCAGACTTTGGCCGACACCATCGAGCAATAGCCCGAGTTGCGTGAATGTCTGATTGCCCTGCTGGAACCCGAGCGTGGCAGCACTCGCCTCATCCAGCGCGTCAGTAAGCGATGCGCCACCACTGCCGGCGATGACTTCGGCCATGCGCGTCACGTCACGCCCCGCATCACTCGTCGCGCCAGCGAGCCCCACGATTGCCAGTTTCGTCTCTTCCGCCGCGGTGCGCATCAGTCGAAGGTTTCGCATTGCCGCGAATTGGGCGTCTTTGTCCCAGAACTTGATCGCAGCCGCGAGTACACGCACCTGGGCAGCGAACACCGCGGACTCGGCGCCCATAATTTGCAGGCCCTTGATGAACGCACCGAACTTCTCGATGCCCACACTCATCACGGGTAGCAACGCCGCAGAGATGTCTTCCTTGATGTTCTGAATCTCAGCGCCTAACTGCCGCGCTTGGTTCGCGGCGCTGTCCTGTGTCCTCGCGAGGTCGCCAATGGCGAAGCCGGCGCGCTCGCTGATGAGTTGCAGCGAGGCCGTTGCTTTCTCTTGGTCGGTCAGGCTTTTCGCTGCGGTCTTGCCGGTGTTCGCCAACGCTCGAGTCTGCACATCAGATTCACGCAGCACGATGCCGAGCCGCTTGAGCTGTTCCCTCTCCCCGGTCAATGCCGCCTGAATCGCCAGGCTCGTTTCTTGGATCGGGATGTTGTTGAAGCTGGACAGGTCGCCTGCGAGCTGCACCACCTGCGTCGAGAATTGTGCGGAGGCGTCCTGCGCGAAGCCCATACCCTGCACTATCGAGCCAGTGGTGGCAGCGATGGCTTGCGCTTGCTCTTTCGACAGCCCCGCGAGCGTGCCGAACTTGTCGATGAAGCCCTGTACCTCGTTGGTGCTCTGGCCGAAGACGGTCGCGAACTTGCTGCCCGTCTCTTCGACCGTCGAGCCGAGTTCAAAGGTCTTTTTCGCGAGGAAGCCCGCACCCGCGGCGCCGGCCAGCGCACGCCATGAGTTCTGCAAGTCGAACGACTTCTGGCGTAGACCCGCCATGGTCTTCGTAGATTTGCGTATGCCCGTTTGCAGCGTCGACATGCCGCGCAGCGCATCTTTGACATCGGCGCCGACACGTATGAAGAGGTTGGCGAGCGGACTAGCCACGGAGCACGCCCCTGCGCAGTTCGTTGCTCACCACCCTCACTGCCATGTCCCCGTCTTCATCGAACGTCGGGCGCATGAACGGCTGCGGTGCCATGTCGAACGTGCCCAACTCTTGGAACATGCCGTGGAATCCCAACTTATCCGGCCCGACATCGAACAGCGCGCGTTCGCTCGTCACCTTGCCCGGGTGCTTGATGATGCTCATCTCGAGGTCACCATGCCGCCGAGGAGCTCTGGTTTCCATCCCATGCACTAGCACGTCAGCGCCAGCGGCCACGGCAGCTTCTAGGGCACGACCCTGTACGGCCTCAGAGACACGCCGCACCGCGCGCTCCAATTCATCCACACCCTCGAGTCGCACAGTCTGCCTAGCCACGCCGCCTCGCTTCCGTGATGTCTACCAGATGTTGCATGTGTCTCGCTTCCGCCTGTTCTCGCTCTAACGCTATCCAGTCGGCCAACTCAGTCGCCGGCATCCGCTCCACTTCCCACGCAAACTTCCCCAGCTTCTCCGCGACGTGGAGCACCCAACGCCGCGGAGCCGTCAGTTTCCCTCAGACGCCCCCAGCCCATTCAACCGCAGCACCATCTGCAAAACGCGGTTGACTGCGACGGCGCTCTTTTTTTCCAGCCGCTCGATGTCGGCGGGCTTGAACAACGCCTGCCCGTCACCGTCCACGACCGACGCCACGAGTAAGTCCATCCCGTTCGCGTCCTCGAACTCGAGGGCTTCGCCTGCCGTGAATCGCCGTAGGAACACCTCGCCGCCCCACTCTATGACTTCCAACGCGACCGGCTCGAGGTCCGGCGCACCCAGGATGTCGTCTCTACTCAGTGCCACATTGCCCCCTCACGCATATGCGTTAGCTCGAAGTCGAAGAGGTCAGCGCGCCCGCGCTCACCAGTCCAACGGTCACCACCAGATTGTCACCGACCGCGCCGCCCGTCTCATACGACTCCACGAGGCACGAGCCGGTGTAATGCTTGTTTGCCGCACCAGCCGCCGCGGTCGTCGGGCGCATCGCGAACGCGACCGTGGTGCCGACTAGCGCGAAGTATGGGTCGGCAGTGTCGTAGTTGAGTTCCAGGGTTGCGGACCAGTTCTTGATGCCGCCCGCATTGATTTGTGTGCCGTCCCCGAACGCGGTCACGTCCACGGCATTCGAGCCGTAGCTAACGGTGCAGCTCCGCACGCCAGTGCGCTCCGAGCCCAGCGAAACGAACGGGGTCAGGTATGGGCCAAGAATTGCCATGTGTTTGTTCCTCTATTTGTCGTTGTACGTCGCGGATGTACTGCGGGTGAACGTCGCCAGATTCGCATTGAATGCAGCGTGGAACAGCAGCGGGCTGTACTCAGTTACGAACACTTGAAAGTCAAGCCTCCACCTGTGGCGCTTACTCTTCGCATCGAATGTGTACTGGTCATCTATTAGATGGCAGTCAGACACCAGCACGCCAGCCGGCGTGTCCTGCCAGCGGTTGAGTAGCCGCACGACATGCGCGCGGATTTCCCTGGCGCCGTCGTATCCTGACTCCCCGACTTCGGTGTCCTTGTCGATGATGTCGACCTGAAAACGAGGCTGCTCGGGTCCGGCATCAGCGCCGAACGAGAGCGTGCGCGCCCGCGAGATCGGCACGAACGAGATCGCCGGGTACGTCTCGCCCATCGGCACACGGCTAGGGTAGATGCGATCACCCACCAGCGCGGTCAGCGCCACGTCATCGTTCAGCCTGTCAAACAGCGCGGCGTCGGTCATGTCGTCCTCTTGACTGCCACGAGGTCGAGCATCTTGCCGAGCCCGTCCACGTCAACCACGGCCTGGATGTCCCACAGGTCCGCGGTGCTCGGGAACGCCACACGGTGCTCGGTGGACACGTCGGAGCGGTAGCGGATTCTGAACACCGACCGAAGTACCGTGGCTTCCGCGCCACCCTGCACGAACTCGCTGCCGCCGCCGCTCGTCACCTGGGCGCGTACCGTCGCGAGGGTCGCCCACGTACGGATTGGTGCGCCCGTAGGGGAACGAGAGTAGCCGGTGCTCGTCTGGAGCGTGACAAGCTCGCGGAGTGCGCCGGCCTGTACCCTGACGCTCATGGCACATGCGGGATGCGGTTGGCCCAGAGCAATGTTTTGACCGTCTGCTCGACCTCTTGGGAGATGGTGCCGACCACCACGCTCTCACGGTTCTCGAACCAGTGCCCGCCCAGGAAGCGCACCGCGTGCCGAATGCTCGCCGGCACGTTGGTCGAGCCGAGATAGCCAGAAACGAAGTCGCAACGCACCGCGTTCACGCTTTCCAGCGCGGAGGTCGGCCAGGCGACACCCGACTTGAGCACGACCCGCCCGGGCTCGCTCTCCGCGTCCACGATGTAGTTGGTCGATGCCACACTGGTGTACGTCGAGCCGCCTTCCGCCCTGTAGCTGACCGTGAGCGTGTACGTGCTGCCAGTCAGTTGGCGTGGCAACTCGAGCGGCCCAGCCGGCCATGTGTCGCTGCTGAAGCGCAGCGTTGAATGCAGCAGGGTCCGGCCCAGAATCTTCTCCACGAGATCCGCCGCCGCGGCTGACATCACAGCCAGCTCGGTGTCGTCGGACGTTGAGCCCCGTACGTGTGCGCGTAGATCAGTCGTCGGCACGACAGCCGAATAGGTCGTGGCGGTCAGGACGCTTATGGGCATGTCAGACCTCCGTCCCAGGCCAGTTGTTGAGTTGCCAGTCCATTATCTCGAGGGCGCCGGTACAGCCAGCGATGATCTGCTGCGCACTTGCTAGTTGTTCCTCGGCTTTCGCCTTGAGATCCTTGACCTCGGTCTGCTTTTGCCGCGCCTTGAAGAACATGGCGTTGAACTCGAATGCATAAAGCTCGCGCGCCTTCAGCAAACTCGACCGCTGCGGGACATAGAGAGCCATAGACGGGTGGAAGTCGATTGCGCCGCAGAAGTACTCGAGGCTGGGACGCTGCAACCCATACTCGTTGTTGCCTGACTCGCTCAACTCCATGTCGATGCCCCAAAGCCCGACCGTTGTGCTCTGCAACTCGAGCGCGTCGTGCTCCATGATCGCCAACGCCATCAGATAGCTGACCGTGTTCGTGAAGTATCTGCGCTTGAACAGCCGCGTGATGAGGTCTATCGGATACACGTGCCCATTCTGGCAACGCGAGACGTACGCTTCCTGCACATACACGGGCACGTCGGTCGTTTCGAGCCAGGACGTGTAGACCTCGCGCGCCCTCGCTGATGCCGTTTCTTCGCCCACTGTCCACGTCTTGCACACGTTCTCCCAATGATGCAGCTCGAACCACCGACTGATCCGCGGCACTCGATCATACAACCGGGACAACCCCCAGATCTCCCAGGACTCGTCAGCGAATGGCGCTTCCTCGAAGCCTGGAGCCGTCCCGATAATCGCTATCTTGCGCTGCGTTGCTCGTAGCTCGTCGTTGTGACCCTCGCCCACCCCGCCTTCACCGCTCGCAGCGCCGCTGGCTCGCTCAGTCGCACCGTGTCGCCCACCCTCATCTTCCCGCGGGCTGATGTCACCAACAACACCACCGTCGTCGTGTTCACTCACTTCGCCCCCTTGCCTCCTACATGAAGGGTCGGGGGCCAGCCCGCAGGCTGACCCCCTCACCATTGACCGCTACTACGCGGTGCTGACCACGATGCAGCGAATCGGCTTCTGTGCCGGCGCGGTGCTGCCGAACGTCGACCGACCGTCGATGCGACCGAACCCAATGAGGGCGGTCACATCCTCATCCGCGAACCGCTCTTCCAGTCTGCGCAAAGCAAACGGGCCAGCGTCACGGACGGTGTAGTGGCTGAAGTCACCGAAGAAGATCGGCTTGTTTTCGCTCGTGCCGAACGAAGCCAAGTTCTGGTTGATGGTGACTGGGTAGCCGAGCAGGAAGTCGGGGTCACCCGCCTGCACGCTCGGTGCCCACAGGAATGCACCGCTGGAACCCTCGCGCAGCTTGCGCACGAGCACCCGCGTTGCGTCGTTGAACATCCAGCGTGCCATCATGCGGTACGCAGGGTCAACAGCGTTTTCGAGGTCTAGCAGCTTCGCGACAGTGATAGCCGACGCAGCTACGTTGACCGCACCCGTCGAGTCGTTCACGATGCCGTGCGGCCCGCTTGACTCGGTGCTCGAGCGCGTGGCAAAATGCGCCTCGGTAGCCCGCCCGATGCGCACCGACATGGCGTTGCGAACATACGCCTCGATGTCGATGCCCGAGTCAGCCAGCAACTCGGTCGACAATTTGATCGGGCCGCTCGTGTACTTAGGAGCCTCGAGCGTCACCGAACCGAACGGCACGTGCGTGCTGTTCGTCGCTGCGGTGGCTTCCGCGATCAGCGAACCGACGTTGCCGGTGTCGTCTGAAGTCGGCACGGTCATGTCGCGCCCGTCGCCCGTCGCCAGGACGGTAGCCGTGGCACGCATCCCACCATACGCCTTCATCGCCGTCCGCACCCGCGAATCGAACTCCGTTGGGACGGTGATTCCGCCCTTCGCGTTCGTGCCCACGAGCTGCTGGGCAATCGCACGAGTCTCCTGCAAGAACTCGCGGTTGTCCGCGGACATGTCACGCCAGCCTCGGCGGATGTAGTCGTCCATTGCGGCGCGGTGCAGTTCGTTGCGCTCTTCGGCGCTGACCTCTTTCTCACCGAACTGGCGGTCTTCCGTCAGCCGGCGTTGCTTCGCGTCCAAGTCGGCCTGCACACCTTGAAGTGCGGCATCGCGCTCTTCGATTGCGGTGTACTGCGTCTCGAGACGGGCCATGTCAGCCACGGCACCGTCCCAGATGACCTGCTCCTCGGAGTTCAGCTCTGCGCGGCCTTCTGCATCCGCGGTGTCATGGGCGCGCTTCGCAGCTTCCCATGCCGTCGCGCGTTGCTCTCTCAGCTCGCGGGCTCTATTCAGGGACATTGTTGTCACCTTCGTCAGTCGTTGTCGTTTGCGCCTGACGAACGAAAAAGCCCGCCAAAGGGCGCACGGATAAGTCCTCCGCACACAGTCCTTCGGTGGGCTGCTATTGAGCTAGTCCCGCCTATAGTCTGTCTTCTGGCCTTCCTGCCGTCGTGGTCACGCCATTGGGCTTGTGACCGAAGATGACCGAAAGTCGCTACAAGAATCTAACGCATATGCGTTAGTGGTCAATAATCTGCCAACCGATGAGCGATCTTTGTGCCGCCTTTGGGTCTGGCCGGCTTCGATATCCTGCGCAGCATCGGCTTGCCACAGTTCGCGCAGTCCGGCGCGTCATCAATGGCACGAAGCGCGCGCAGTTCGCAGACCAGCGTGCCGCAGCCGCACCCGTATTCGATTAGCGGCACAAAGCCTCCGTAATGATGGTGCCCGCTGGCGTGTTCGCGGTGAGCGTCTGCCCGACCAACACGTGCCGGTCGACCCACCTATGGCCCGTGCCCGGGCTGAGTAGCGTGATGTGCGACTCAGTGAGCACGGTGCCCGCTGGCAAGTCGGCAGACGTGGCACAGGACCGCTCGAGCTTTCGCCTCGCGTGTTCGCTCGCGGGGTGGCGGTCGATGTGCCCCGAACCCATCGCCAGCTCGGTGTTGCGGATGTCGCGCACCATCCTCCACAGCCCGTCACGCGCGAGGCTGCCGGCGTGGTCCGTGCCGCGCATCGACCTGTCGAGCGTCACATGCTTCTCGATGACCGTGGCGCCAAGGGCTACGGCAGCGACCGCTGCAACAATGCCCTGCGAGTGGTCCGAGTAGCCGACCGGGAAGCCGAAGTGCGAAAGTGTGTCCAGACACCGCAAATCGAGTGCCCTGAAGTGTGCCGGATACGACGACACGCAGTGCAGCAGCGTGATGTCGTCGTGGTAGTCGACCACGGTAGCAATTGCGTCTGTGATATCGGTGACCGACGCCATCCCCGTGCTTAAGATCATGGGCACACCCGTCTCTGCCAATCGCTCCAGCAGCGGCAGGTTCGTTAGGTCGCGGCTCGCGACCTTCAAGCGATCCGGCGTGAACGTCAGCCAATCGACGCACCTTGGCGCGCACAGCGTCTCCACGAAGTCGAGCCCGTGCGCTTTTGCGTACGTGTAGAGCTCCGCGTGTTCGGCAGGCGAAAGCTCGAGCGCAGTGCGGTGCTCGCCGTACGTCGCGCCAAATGAATGCGGGCTGTCGTACGGCTTCGCCATCATCTCAGGCGTACATTCGTGCGCGAGGTCGCGCATCGTGAACTTGACCGCATCCACACCGCGCGTGTCAGCATTCGGGGAGTGGTCCGGCGTTGGGCGCACGCACATGTCTATCAGCGCCTTCGCCATCGTCAGCGAGCCGCCATGATTCTGGCCGATCTCAGCCACGATATACGTCACACCGTCGACTCCACGAAAAAATGCACATCACTCACAGCGCGGTCATCGACGTACACGTCTGCGGCAAGCTTATGACCCACACGAAGCTGGTGGTACTTGAGCCCCCAGCCGTCTATCTGCTGTCGGGTGCGCAGTGCCCAGAGCTGACCCGTGCCAGAGCCGCGGGCGGTGTCAATGGTGATGAAGTTGCCGGCCTCGTATAGCCCATTCACCACTGCAATGCGGGCAAGAAACGGCTCGGCCTGCATGTAGTCGCTCGAGTCGGCAGTACACAGCGTGCCGTCAAGGTCGAACACGTACCTCACGACGCCGCCGCAAGCAGCCGCGCCACCTTCAAGTCGAAGGGCGTGTCAATGTCCCAGGATCGTTCCGCAGGCATGTAGTAGCCGCGCGTCCGTGGCCCGAAGTATCCGCCAGCCGTCCTCCATGCCGAGCACCACGCAGCGTAAACCGCACCATTGACCACCATGCGCCGAGCCCAATACTGGCGCGGGTGACACCAGTCGGCAGACATGTGCCGGATAACGTTGCCGTCCCACAACTCCACTAGCGTGCTCGGGTACTCAGCCGGCGCAGTCATGGACACGACCGCAGGGCCGACCATAAGCATATCCAGACAGCCGTCTATGTCCTCTGACGTTCTGAACGGGCACGTCGGGAATAGCCGCACAATGATGTCGGGCTCGCCCACCTCCGCGAGCACGTGCCGCTCTACGTCCTCCACCGTGTAGCTGCCGTCACCTGTCGCGAGTTCGGGCGGGCGTTGCACTACCTCCACATCTGGGTAAGCCATGTCTGCATAGTCGGTCGTGACCACTATGCGCGTCACCGCCGCGCCGCGAGCTGCGTCGATTGCACGCTCGAGCAGTGTACGCCCACCCACTCGCTGCAAGTTCTTGTCCGCTATCCCTGCGCTACCCGCTCGAGCGGGGATGATTGCTAATGTGTCCATCTGCCTCCTGCGTGGTGTCTATCCCGCCACAACTGTGCAGTCACAACCTCTGTGCGCGGGCGGGTGGCCTACGTTTCGCTTCGGTTTCAGCGGCGTGTCGGCGCCTTCCGGCTGGAACTCTTCGCCCTCACTAAGAAACGCGCCGGAACCGCCGACACGTTTCCCGTTCAGCGCGCGGCAATAGGGGCAGGTGTCCCCGAGCGCGCGCCACACAGCCGCGAACCCCGCCAGCGAGAATACGAGTTTCGCGATACCGTCACCGAGCTGGACGGGCTCAGATGCGGCGTACCGCGCTGCACGCGGCTTCGACTCGCCAGCACCCTCGTCCCACTCTGCCAACCGGAGGTCAATGGCAGAACCAATGTCATCGGACTCGCGCACGATCTGCTGGAGCTGGCCGCGGCTTGACGCCGAGTATCGGTCACTAAACGACTGATTGTACATCTCGCTGAACTCGCGCACGTCAGGCGCGGCACGGTCGATCTCAGCAGCGGCAGCACTCGCAACCGCGTCACCGTACGACACGAACAGCGCGCCGAACTGCGAGCGCACGAACTCGGGATGTTCACCGAAGTAGAAGTCGTCCAGCCACGCAGAGAACTGGCTGGAATCACGCGCCCACGCCCTGCGCACGTTGCGGATCTCGCCGCGCACCATCCGCGCCGCGGCATCACTGAACAGCGGAGCGAACGACGCACGCAGCCCGATGCGTTGCGTGTGGCTGCGCTTCTCGGTTCTGTCATCGCGTTGCTCGGGCTTCGCGACCGCCACGCCCTGCTCTGCCAGTATCAGCTCTGCACGCTCGGCCACCGTCAGGTCATCCACCGCGTCCAGCGGGATCATGTTGACCTGTATGAACGTTCTGTCGCCGCCTGCTATCGGATTGTCGTTCTCCTTCGCGCGAATCTCGTTGGGCGTGATGCTGCCCGTCTGCATCCGCGTCATGTAGAACGCGCCGCGCTTCTCAACGTCGCCGCGCAGCCGGCCCGCACGCACATACTCGACGTACATGCCATCCGCCCGCTCTGCGTCGGTCAGCAGCCTGGTGGTCATCGCTTGCTCGTCACGCACCAGCCACGGGTCCAACGTGTCCTGCATAAAATCAATATTCTGCTCTTCGATGTTGCTGAAGCTGGCGTCGGACAAATCCCCAATCTTGTGCGGCGCGATACGGAACCAGCGCGCGACCTCGCGCACTTGGAACTCTCTGGTGTCCAACATCTGCGAGTCTTCGGCTGACAGGCCAATCTGCTGCCACTCCACGCCTTCCTCGAGCACCGCGACACGGTGAGAGTTCGCGTTGCCGCCTTGCGCCGCGTCCCACTGCGCCTTCAACCGCTTGCCGGCATCCACAGACAGCGACTCGGGATGGCTCAGGATACCTGCGGGGCGTGAGCCGTTGGAAAAGAAGCGGGAACCGTATTCCTCGGTAGCCAGGCCCAGCGCGAAGCTCTCGCGCGCGTGTTGGAGCACCGACCAGCCTACGATGCCGTCACCACCCATCGCGGGAACATTCAGCATCCGGTCAGCCGGCACGGACTCCTCCACGTCGCCACCCGTGACGAGGTAGAAGAGCGTCCCGTCCCGGTCACGTCTCGGCTCGACCGCAGTGGGTGGGATCAACCACAATTCGACCACTCTGCCCCTGCCGTCGCGGATGATCTCAGCGTATTTGTTGCCGCGTAGGAGCTGGTGCCCCGTCCCCGCCTCGCGGTACGCAATCGCGGTCATCTCAGGATTCGGCGCGTCGTGCAGCACGCCCCAGAGTGGATGTTGGCGCACCTCGCCAATCACACCGCTGGCGCTTTTCTGGTAGAGCTTGAGCGGTAGGCTTCCCACCGCTGACGCAATCACGTTAGTCGCGGCCCACACAGCGGACAGGTTCAGCGCCTTCGCCTGGTTGACGCGCACACCCGCAGCAGTCTGTCCACCACCACCGAACACGTCCAGCCACGTCGTGATGCCGTCCGACAGCGGAATGTTCGGGTTCTCGAGCGCGTTGAAACGCCGCTCCATCGTATCGTAAAGTCCCACGATTAAGCCTTTCGGATTCTGAGCCCGAGATAGGCCAAGTAGGCGCCTCCGAGCGCCAGCCCTACCCGCCAGTCGATTGCAGCCACGCCCACCGCAGCCGCTATGCCGCCCCCGTATATATGCCAGTCGCGCAGATCGAGCTTCACAGTACCAGCAGCTCCCCGGCTTCGTATTTGCTTTCGCGCGGCCCCTCGTCAGCGAGCGCCCTGCCCATCGCGATAATCAGTGCGACTGCGGGGTCAATCTTCTTTTCCCGCTGCTCTTTGCGCGGGAACACGTTGTCGTTGCGGTCCTCTTGCGCGGTCACGTTGCCAATAGCCCACGACAGCACTGGATTGCCGTCGTGGTGAATGCGCCCGTCTTCAATAAGCGCCTGAATCATCTTCATCGGCTCCGACAGGTTCTTGGCTGTCATGTGGACCTCGACAGCCTCCAGGCCCGCGTTCATGATGTGCGTGGTGACTTGCGCGGCGTTCCATGGGTCCGTGCCCACCTGCATGACCCGCACCTGTTCGGCTGAGTCGATGATGTCGGCCTCGACATAATCGTAGTCGGTCAGGTTGCCAGGTGTCGCGAGCAGATGCCCCTGGCTCGACCAGCCGTAGTAATGCCGGTTCTCCGCGGGTTTCGTCTGCTCTTCTGGGAGGTAGTAGCGCCCGAAGACGTAGAAGTGCAGCGCACCCTCAAGCTCTCGCTTGAACACCCACAGCACAGCCGTGAGGTCGAGCTTCGCCGCGAGGTCCACACCCAGCCAACTCTGCTCGCCCTCGAACTGGTCGAACGTCAGGCCCGGGTCGCCTAGCTGGCGCCACTTCTCGAGGTTGAAGTACGGACTGCCGGCGGTCACCCACACGTTCAAGTGTTTCGTCTTGAACGTCGACTGTTTGCGCGGATTGTTGATCGCGTCTCGCTGCTGCGAACGCAGATGGTCCTCGAACACCGAGACACCCATGTTCGGGTTCGCCATCACTAACGCCTCTTCGCTCGTCCAGTCCACGCCCTCGTCTATCGTGTAGATGACTCCGAAGAAGTCGGGATTGTCTACCGTGCCCTCGAGGATGTCGATGAGTTCGCCGCGGAGCGCGTAACATGGGCCAGCCGTATCGGAACCGGCGGTCGTGATGACCCACGCCATCGGCTGCTCGCGCGAGCCCATGCCCGTCAACATCGTGTCGTACTGCTCCGACGTTGAGTGCTCGTGATACTCGTCTGTGATGCTGAAGTGGGGTGAAGCTCCGTCGCCTGGCTTGCCGATTAGCGGCTCGAACTTCGCGTTGACTCCGAGCCGTGAGAGGTTCTTAGCGTTCACGTCGATGCCGTAGTGTGCCACCAGGGGCGCGGTGGATTTCGCCATCAGACGAGCCGGCCCGAACACTTCCCACGCCTGCTTTTCTGTCGTCGCACCCGAGTAGATTTCGGCACCGAACTCGCCGTCCTCGGTGAACATATAGTTGCCGAGCGCAGCGGTGCCCGTGCTCTTCGCATTCTTCCTTGGCACCTCGACGTAGACCCTGCGGAATCGGCGTTTACCGTCTTGCCGCATCCAGCCGAACGGCACCAGATAGGTGAAACACTGCCATTCCTCGAGCTTCAACCGCTCGCGCCGGTCAGCCCACACACCCTTCACGTGGGGCATCAGCTCCATATAGGCGCCGAGCTTGTTCGCAGCTTTCGCATCCCACACGAACACGCCAGCCTCGAGGTCATCGAGATGACGCTGACACGCCAGCCGCACGAGCCGGCACGCGATTGCCCTACCATCGACCACATCCTGGGCGTAGCGGGTGGCGCGGTCGGCGTACGTCAATCCACGACCCCAAGAGCACCGAACGGGTTCGCCTCTGGTGGCTCGCCTGCTGCCGACACACCTCCGCGCCCTGCGGGAGTCATCCCGAATCGGTCGAGCATCATCCGTAGCTGCGTCACTTCGGCGGCTGTCGGCACCTCACCTCGGTCCCATGTCTGCCGGCTGGCTCCGTGATAGTTCGCGAGTAGGCAAAAGGCGTCCAAGTCGGGAGCAGTCATCACACGTTGCGCCTCGAGCTGCGGCATGTTGCGATTCCAGAACTCGACGGCTTCGGGTGACGCGAGCGGCCAGGGCGGCTTCGCGCCCGTCGTCACCCTGAACTCGGGTTCTGAGCCGTCGCGATCCTTGCGCGATGTGCCCTGCAACACCTTCAGCGCCTTCGGTTTCCGTGGGTTCGCCATCACGCGCCACCCGATTCCCGTGGCGGGGTGCCCAGATCTCCAAGTGACCGCGTAGAAATCTCAT